CACCGGATTTACTTTTTTTTTAGTAACCATCGACTCCGTAAAGTCCGGAGCGATCTCCATCAGAATATCAATAATAGGAAGCTCTTCAAGTTCTTTCATCCACTCAAAAAAGTCCGGTGTATCATCATTAGCAGTCTTAATAAACGCCCACAAAATACCGTATAGATTGATGTGACCTGCCTCTGAAAGTTTACTGGCCATAGCGATGAACACCTCTCCGCTTAGATCGCCAGTAGTGATGATGTCATCAATTAAATTACAAATGTTATAGAGGGGCGGAATCACCACGTCAAGCGGTTCGACCCCGAATTGTTGTTTATAAATAAGGAGGCTATATGGTGAAAAAGACAGCGTTACATTTTTCCCGTTGATCTTTATTGTTTTCATAATTAATGTTCCTTTTTAAAAAAAGAGCCTGACTGTTAAGCCAGGCTCTGTTGGTTTATTAGATAACAACTGCGGTAGGTGTTTCGGGGGCAGTTAATGCGGTTGCATAGCCGGTATTAAGTTTAGGTACAATCATCTTCCAAGTCTTTGTAGCGACATCGCCGGCAATTGTCAGCGGTAGAACTTCAGCTTCGGGCGCCGGTGTTCCTTCAACAGTTTTGTATGCATCAGTGATGGATCCGCCTGACACATTATAAAGTACGATGACATCTTCGGAGTCATCTTTTTGAATTTTGAAACTGATGTTAAAAGGTTTGATGTCCTGCTTGCCGACCTGTTGTAAGAGTGCGCCGGTTGTGGTCAGTTTGTAGCCGAGATACTTTGTTTTGAAACTGTCCGGGAACAATGCCATTGACAGGGATCCTGTGATTTCAGCTTGGCCAGACATTAAGTAGTAGGCGATGTTGTCAGCATAGAAAGGTGTTTGTTCCATTGACGTATCAACGAACAGCTCAACTGCTCCAGGGATTGCGGTCATTGGGGTTGTAGCGGTATCTACACCGTACTCGCCGATATGAACATCGGATAGTCCGAATTTTACTTTAGACATAATTTAAATCTCCTTAAATGTTTATTTGTGATATGAACGTTTGTGTTTGGCTATCGTAACTGTCCGGGTCTTGCGACCACACTATTTTTTCGCGATTGAGCGCGTCTTTAAGTTGGCGCTCTAAGGCAAATTCTTTTTTACTTGAAACTATCTGAATGCCGATGCCTGCGTCCTCTTTATAGACCATGTTGTCAGCGACAAAGTTATCCGAGCCCCCGAAGAAGTAAGTAATAAACGGAAGCTGTGGACTTGTCCTGTGCACCATGTAGGCATACGGTCTGCCGATTTCATCAAGGATTGCTCTTAGTTTTTCTTGCATTACAACCCTCCTAACAATTTCGGGATTGTCCGATAGATTTTGGTGATGTGTTGATCGCCGTTGACCCATGAGCCATCTCTTGAAGCGTGTCCATTGTTTAAAAGGTGCGTCAGCCGGAAGGTTTTGTTGTGGACGATGAATACTTTGTATGTGCCACCATAGCCATTGCTCTTAACTTCTTCCCGATAATCCCAGCCTTCGGCATAGCGTCCGGTTCTTTTCGGTGAGGTCTGCTTAAGCTCTTGCGTTACTTGTTCGGCGACGCTTTTTGCTTTTACGTCAAACTTATCTTTCTGCTTATCCCACACTTCCGCTATTTGTTTTTCAATGACTGCAGCGGCTTTGTCGAAATTAACTTTTTTAACTGCCATCAATTTCACCCACAATCACTTCAAGCAAATCCATGCCGTCTTTTACAAGTGGTCTTGTCCGCTCTATCTTTAGCAGTCTGCCATGGTCTTTGATTCTCTGCTCGCCGCTATACTCGAATGGGTGGATCAGGTAGCTTGTTACCACTCTTAAACCTTCGGCGGTTGATCGAAAATAAAAGCCATTGGATAAGCCTTGTTCTTCGGCAAAGACTTCTGTTTCTTTGGCCAGTGTCATGATGTCTTGGTCATCTTCACGGACGATGCTGTAAGCACACAAGGTTATTACACGATCCATCATGGTTTAGTCCTCCTGTGGCTTTACTTTCTCGATCGCTCCGTACTTTTTGAGTTGTTCAATCCGTTCACGGCTTGCTTTCTTGCCTTTTCTCGGATAAGTTTCTTCCGGACTATATAAATGATTTTCGTCCATCAAGTCATACCAGTAGATTAGTGATTTATACATTAGACACGCTCCTTTTTGTTGTGCAAATAGAGGTTGCGCAGTTCTGCCTGTAGGTATCTTGGCATCCCGGCGCTCTCACTCTTGTGTTCGTACAACCAAGCGGAGTATGACACGATAAATTCAAGCATCAGTGGGTTGTCCATGTTGACTTCAATTCCTTTTTCATCGTCAAGCATGTGAATGGTCGCATCCAACAGGTGAAGCAACCGCTCTGACATTACATCCGTTGACATTCCAAGCCGTAGCTTGAGCAGTTCGTAGGCGGTGCTTGTGTCCATTGGTTAGACCTCCTCGATGTAATAGATGCCGTTAGGGTTTCCGCCTAGCAGGCGATTGTAAGTGTCTTCTCCGACTTGATCGTCAGGTCTTGGGAAAGTCTCACCAGCCACATAGCCACGGCTTTTACCGCGCTCTGTGAAATTGGTTAAGACGATATATTTTGTTTCTTTTTCTTCTATCTTTTTGGCCATACTGACCTCCTTACATGATGCTCATTTCATAATTTAGAAAGGGGCCGAAGCCCCTCGCTCTTATGCGTTGGCAGAATCGGCGATGAAGGTAGCTACGGCGGTCGGAGCAACATTCTTGATGTTGAACAGCACGAAACTATTTCCGAAGACCGGGCGACCGTCGTATCTTGCAGTTCCAAGGAACACGGTGTTCTGCTGGATGAACTGCGCATGTCTGGAAGATTCCAGGGTGGCACCTTCACGTTCAACTAACAGGTAGTTAGAGCCATATCCACCGATGACATCGCCATCAGGAATGAAGTCAAACAGTTCAACTTTTCCGCCGACAAAAGGCATTGATCCGTCAACTGCTGATACAATTGCGCCGTTTACGTTGATTGACAAGCCTTCCATCTGCAGTGTGCGGTATGTGGATTCATTCATTGCAAAGAACTTGTCTCCGGTAGAGAAGTTTCCTTTGGCAGCGGCGATTGCGCCGAAGATGGCTTTGAACAATACCAATCCAGTTCCGGTTAAGGTCTTAACATTGGTTACGTGAAGATCAGTCCAGGATGGTTCGTTGACGCCCCAGTAAGCAGGCTTAGCAAGTTCAGCAAGGCGAGTAGCGATACCGACAGGCATCTTGACACCTTTTCCGTAGAGAATCGCTTTGTCTAATGCGAAGCCAATTGCCTGCGCGATATTTGACATGATTTCATCAGCCAGGTCAATGTCAGAATCCGCCAAGGTTGCATTACAGATTGCGATGTAACCGCCTACCTTGTAGCCATCAACCTGAACTTCATTAAAGTTGATTGCCAATTCATTCAGGTTTGCACACATTTCAGTCCAGACTGCTTCAGGGATTGCGCCGGAGACGATCGCTCTTGCCGTTCCATTAACAGGTTTGAGGTTTACATGCTTGAGCAGTTTGGAATATTTATTCATTTCGTCACGGAGGATTCCTAAGAATACTTTAGGTACCGCAAGTTTTGCACCAGTGACTGCTCTTTCCTCTTTGATCAATTCCCGAGTACGGACTACGAAGCTCTTAACTTCTTCCTGATCCATCATTGTCCGAAGGTCCATCTGGTCTAAACCATTGAAAAATCCTCTTGTTACCTTAGCCATAGTTCTCATTTCCCCTTTGTTTTCTTTCGAGCGCTCCGGCTCTTTTTGATTTTTTTCATCTTCTTCGTTCTTCTTGTTTGCGACTGCAATTTTCTCTTCCAGTTCCGCGATGTTCTTTTCAAGTTCTGCGATGCTCTTGTCTTTTTCATCGAGCTCTTTTTCTAAGAGATCAGCTTTTTCTTCCAGCTTGTCCACTTCTTCGGCGGTCAGTTCTTGTTCTTCGGAAGCAACATCTTCCTCAACCGTCTTATTGATTTCTTCAAGCTCTGCCCGAAGTTCCTCGGCGCGTTTATTCAATGCGTCTCTTGTCTTTTTAATTTCTTTGGCTCTAAAAGCCATGATTGCCAACTTGGCCATTATGTAGTTCTCCTTTTTGTTTTCTCGATTAGTTTTTTCTTGCGTACTGTCAATTCTCGACTCTTGATTTCTTCAAAGTCTTTCTGGCGAGCAGAAATTGACGTTTGCGGATATGCCGGGAATACGCAAGGTGACACTTCAAAAAGTTGCATTTCTGTTACCCTGAATATTTCGTTTTCGCCTTCTGTCTTGTGTTCTTCCTTTGTCGGAATAAAACCAAAAGAACACCCAGGCACATCACCACGCTTTATCCGTGAATGTGCATTGAGTGCATCTTGATCTTCTTCATTGACTTCGATTGATCCCCATAGGCAAGTCTCTCGTTTTTCAAAGCTTACTGTTTTGTTTCCAGTTGTGCCTAATACGATGTCTTGGTTGTGGTTATATAGCGCCCGAATATCCGTTAAGTCGCTGATTGATTCGGGTGCAATTTCTTCGTATATGTTCCCCCAGAGTTGGGTGCGTTGG